ACCCTGTAATTGAGCACCCTGTGCTTGTAATTGCGCGGCTTCTGCTGAAACATTACTGGCGTATTTAGGCATCTGATCGCCTTTCATCAAATTAGCCGCCAGACCTAAAGCTGAAAGTGCAGCTTGAGGGTTCTTCATGAGATAGTTACCCACTTGACTTCCCAGACCTTCGCCACCCGCCTGAGCCGCCGCGTCACCTGCGTTTATTGCGTTTATTGTTGATTGCGGTAATCCACCTTGTTCTATACTTGATACAAGATCTGGAGATAATGTACCGCCACCGCCAGTTGCCGCTGGTGCCACTGAAGTTGCCGTTGATGACGGCACTGTTAATGTCGTTGTTGCACCTTGGCTCAATAATCGAGAACCTGTAGATGGTGCTGGAGTCAGGGAACCTTCACTAGGTGCAAGAACAGAATTTGCATTGTTAATAGCGGGTGTTGATAAACTTGAAGGAGCTGTTGTTGTGGTTGTTGTGCTTGCAACATCTGTTGGTGTTGTGACTGACGAACCGCTAGGTACACCAAAAGTTTGTGCCGCGGAAGGTGAAGCATCGTTCAGTGTTTGAGGGGCAATTGAAGCAACTTGCGTTGATCCAGTAACAGGAGTTGTGGCCCCTGTTGCGGTTGATGTGATGTCACTTGTTGCAGCACCTGTAGTGCCTGAGAGATCAGTGGTTGTTGTACCTAGATCTGTTGCACCACCAGATAAGTCGAGACCTAAATCTGCGCCTGTGCTGCCCGGAAAGAACGCACCACCCGCAGCTGTATCAGTAAGAGGAACTGTTGTATCAAGCGCAAGAGATGGAACAGCTCCAGAAACTGCGGAACCCAAACCAGAAACAGTAGCCGGAGCAAGTGCGCCAACGTCGGCAGATAATGCGCCCGAAGTTGTCGCAAGTGTTGGTAATGTACTGGCTAAACCAGCATCAGCGGCGACTGCACCAGTTTCACCGAGTGCACCTGATGCACCTAGTGCACCTAAAAGAGATGAATCTGTTAAACCTGCTACGCCACCATTAAGAAGTGCGGCATCACTAAGGGTTGTGCCAAGAGCTGCACCGCCAACTCCAACACCAGTGTCAGCTAAAAGTCCCGCTCCAGTAGCATCAGCCGCAAGGCCAGCTCCAACATCCGCAACCGCTGCTGTACCTGCATCGGCTGCTAAACCAGCCCCAACAGCGTCAGCCGCAAGGCCAGCTCCGACATCTGCCGCGCCTACATCGGCTGCTACGTCCGCTACTCCTGCCACGATGCCCATTAGTTTAACCTCTTCTCAAATCCACTCTCAACAGGTCTGTATTTTTCCCGTCTGAGAACAAAACCCAAAGCTGGATGATCCACTTTAACATTAACATGGACCACATGAATACCGCGATCTTTTAAATCTTGCTCCCAGAATTGAGCGAGATTTCGTCCTACTTTACCATCCCGATAATCTGGATGAACCCAGATAATATCGTTTGCTGCCCAACTATGGGCTTTATAATGTATGTGCTTACGCGTAATGAAAACAGCGTAACCGACTAATTGTCCAGCTTCTGTACGAACAGTGTAAATAACGAGCATACCAATTTTTTCTAGATTTTCGTATGCTGTCCAATCGGGGTCAAGCGGAATGTCTTGCCAGACGGCAATTTCGCTCCAATGCGCAGCAATAAGCTCGCCACACTCATTTCTTACGTCAGCCAGCTTTTCAACCGCGAATTTGAGCATTTATATCCCCAAAAGTTGCTCTGCGTTCTGGTGTTCTTGGTAATTCAGATTTATCCACGATTCGAGCTGTTCAGGTTTTGAAAAATCAACGTCAAGAAGATCAGATGATTGAGATTTCAAAATTCCGTTCATGTCTGTGTGCAATGCAGCATTATTTTGCAAAAATTGCTGAAGACTGTCTGAATTGATTGGTTCAATTTGATAATCTGTTAAATTAACGCCGTATTTTTTTAAAATTGCAGCGCGTATTTTATCATGGCTATTGCGATGGTCATACGAAAACTGACGCCATTGTTCGTCAGTCTTCGGAACATTTAGTAACGCCGCAAGCATTATTCACCTGTGCGATTCGAACGTCCAGCAGGACGTGTCGCATCAGGTTCCACCTGTGGCATATCAAAATTCGCGAAATAATCTTTATTCCAGCCTGTACCTTGCCAATGAGCAGTGCCATTTGGGGTCTGGGCTGTGAAACCTTTGGGGTTTTCGCCTTTTTGGATTATGTCTTCAAAATGAAGTTTTTCCTGCTTTTGGCGTGTCTTTACCATAATAAACTCCCGTTAGTACGAGGCTACAACGTCAGCATAACCCATAACTATATTCCCCACTGTGAAATCGGGGCTTGCTGACAAGAATCTTAATCCAGCCATCACAAAACCCACGCCTTCAAGCGAAGACCCCCAAAACCCGTAATAAGGCGACGGAGATTGGAAATTCGGCTGAACAAGTGACACATTATATGTACCACTTTGTAGGCTAGGCTGGAAAGCGTTTTGTAAGGCAATTCCCGATACCGACAGTAAAAAATCACCTGTTATACCTGACAAGGCGCTCGTGTTATCGGTGGCTTGCATATAAACGGCGAGGGCTTGTTTCTGAATAAACATTTTGTCTGCGCCGTAAATCTTGGTGTCAAGTCGTTTTATTATGTTTGTTGAAGGCGCATAGAACAACTGATACAATCCTGCCCCGTCCGTGCCCCAAGCCTTATATTCGCTGGAAATCTTTTGCGTTCCAATAAACGTCAAATTTCCTGATTGGCTGGCAATCGTCCAATCTTTTTCATTGTATAAAAGCATGACATTACGGGCTGTTCCTGTATCAGGATCAATCAATGTCAGATAATCGATATAATACTTTATGTTATATATCGTGGCTGTTGCCGCTGAAGGCACAACACCGCCCGACTCAGGTGGAACAAAATTATTAAAGAGCTGAGTTAATTTGGTTGATATATTGGCGAGCGAGCCGCCATACACCGCAAAGATACCCATCTCATTCGAAATAACTATAGATTTACCAAAATCTTGAATTGAATCACGATATTTAAGACCTGCTTGCGGGTCTACGTTTTGGTAGTTGTATGTTGTTACTGTTGGTGTGCCGGACGTGCTGACGTTTGAGACAACTGATACCGATCCATCACCGAAGAAATAAAGATAACCAGAGGATTGCCGCACGTTGACGTAACGTGTTTGCAAGAATGAATCGGTGTTGATCGAGCTGCCGCCACCATCCGATGTCGCAAAATCGTAAATAGAGCCGGGCGCACTATACGACCATAAGTTGCCGGGCGGCGTTGTTGAATATTCTTGTACCGCAGGATTAACAATCCACACACGCGATAAATAAGTTTCCATAGCTGAACCAGACACGCCGTAAGGCATGAGTGATACAGTTGCGTAAGCTGAATTGTTTGCTCCTGCACCTATTTCAATAGCAGGGGCTGTTGTGTAAAACTGACCTGTCGATGACACAGTTACTGATGCAATAGATGTTGGCGAAAGTAAAACTGTACCGCCAGCTCCTGCTCCACCGCCACCAGAAATAATCAATTGGACTGTCTCTGTTATATTTGAACCAGCGTCTGTAATTGAAACAGAGCCTACGGCATCACCAACTAAATTAGCTGTTGCCGTTGGTAATGTAGCGCCACTTCCGCCACCGACAAAGCTGACCGAAGGTGTTGACGTATAACCAGAACCGCCAGCTGTTATGTTGATAGCTGAAACTGATGTTGGGCTTAATATCGCTATACCCGTTGCACCAGCTCCGCCGCCGCCTTTAAATGTTAAAATAGGTGTTGACGTAAAACCGCTACCCCCGTCAATGACATTAACGGAAGCAACACCTGCTGGTGCCAGCACTGCTTGGGCTGTAGCACCAGTTCCTGTGCCTGTAATAGAAACTGACGGTGCGCTGGTGTAGCCTGAACCTGCATTAGTGACATCAACACCAGCTATTTTACCTTGACCGATAATCACAGCTGTTGCTGAAGCGCCTGTTCCCGGCCCTGAAAACGAAATTGTGGGTGGTGTGGTGTAACCTGTACCACCATTAACAATCGTAATACCAACAACAGCGCCGCCTGATACAGTTGCTGTCGCTGTTGCGCCTGAACCGCCGCCACCAGAAAATGAAACAGTAGGCGCTGTCGTATAACCTGTGCCACCAACAAGGCTTGTTGTACCCGTCACACTACCCGTGCTTATGATGACTGTACCAGCAGCGCCCGAACCACCGCCGCCAGAAAAAGACACAGTAGCGGATGTATAACCAGAGCCTTGCGTTGTTATTGAAACGCCGCCGACCGAACCACTGGAGAGAACGGCTTCTAGCACCGCTGACGAATCAGACCCACCACCTGAAAATTGTAATTGAACAACTTCGCCGGGAAGATAACCTGTTCCGGGGTTTGTGATGTTAATTTCAGCAATACCGCCGTTATTAACAAGAGAGCTAAAAGTCATTCCGCTACCGCTACCACCATAAGCTGTTATGGTTGGTGTGCTGGAATAAGAGAAACCGACCGAATCTATCATCACACCCTGCGGCGCGGCTGTGCCAGCGCCATAAAGAAGCGTGCCGTCCCATGCCCAATAATCATTTTCGGTATTGCGATTGCAAATCAACAGATAAATAGAACCCCATTGTTTGCAAAAGGGTAGGTATCCGCTGGTTGCGCTATAAAACGTGCCAGCGGGGCCGATTGTCGTTGTGGCTAAGGATGCCATATCGAGTTGAACGGCTGAACCATCTGATAAAAATATCGCGCAATACTGGCTTGTTGCCAAAGTGTAAAACGAGAAATAGACGATCGTCAGGCCGGTTGGGGGTGTATAGAAAGACGGGCTTTGATCCCAAAGAGAACGAAGACTTCCGTTACCAAGGCGAACAAAATTCTCGATCCATGTAAACTCATGGTCGTCAATCGCGTGCGGCGCATCTTGACGATTAACACCCTTGAAAGGGAAAGGTGAATAAACCTTAAAGCCGGGTGGAAGGCCCAGAGCTTGACCCGCTTTGGCGGAGATGTCAGGCGTTGTTGCCACTTATCACCTCATCACTCTGTCTTGGTTTATTGTCACGATCATCATATATAACGGTACCATTTGGAAGAACAAGTTGATCTATTTCATTCCATTTTGGTGCTTTCTCAGGATCTGCCCATTGGCTCTCAGCCGAAAAAGTCTTGTGATAAGGTGTTTTCCAATAATCACTGTAGTGCAGTTCTTTATCGTTGGGGTCTATGCCTGACACTGCTTTTGGATCACCAGCCGAATAGGCTTTCCAAAAACCACGCATGTCATAATCTGTTACCCCTGTATTATTAACGTCAAACCGCACTTTGTTTCGTTGAACCCATTCACGGAACAACAGCTCTTCCTTGGGTGTAAGTTCTGTGTTGTAAGTGTGATCGCCTTCAATAATGTAATCTTTATTAACTTCGAAATTGTCGAGAGCTTGTTTTGTCTCAGGATCTTGTTCTGGTTCAGGCGCAGGTGTGGGATGCAGCGTTTCAAGAGCTACAGCAAGTTTAGGATCTGGGGCCACCGGAACAAGAGGTGGCGAAACTGTGGGATCACTTGTTTCCTGCATGTTCGCCCTTCATATTGGTAAACGCAGCAATCAAAGAGCCAATTTCTTTACCACTTGATTCCATGACGCGCATACCTTGATTTGTGGTGCTGTGGTCAATGAAGGTTTCAAGGATAAGAGCGAGAGTAGCGGTTCTGACTGCTGTGTTTTCTTGAGCCTTATTAAGGCCCGTCAACATGACGCGAGCAAGCGAGACAACTGATGCTACATTATCTTCGACGCCAGCCATAAATCACCTCTTAGACGTTTGTATAATAATACGAAGGTGTTTTACCGCGATCAACTGCAACACGTCCAACGCCAAGAATATCAGCAAAGCGATTTTCCATGACTTGTGCCTGAGCAAAACGCCCTGATGATTCGAAAGCGATTGCCGCTGCGCCGTATTTTAGAGCTTCTTGGAACGCGTCGGGGATGGCGTCAAAATCATTGTCTGTCACAAGATCGATCGGGGCTGCCGTCACATCAAGATCTATCTCAAGATATTGAGAGGGGACAGGGAACATCCAGATCTCACCTTGTGGCCCGTCATTATAAACAGACCATACCGCTGGATAAGATGTGTTCAAAACAGCATACGCACGGCAATAGGCTTGGAAATCATCCCAAGGCAACCAATCCAATGTAGGTTTGGTTGTGCCACCCCAATTCACGGCGCAGCCTATTGTGTCATAGATATATGCAGTGCCCGCATATTGAGCTTTCAAGAAATTATTGAAGAACCCTTGATAAGGGTAACGCTCAACGCCGGGAATAGTCATGCACGAATTAGTCACCGCGCCGTAAGCCGAGGGAAACGGGCCATTGGGTGAATAATTGATCGGGTAATTATTGTTATAATTAAGAACGTTAAAATCATTATTGTAATCGGTGTTAAAATCACCGTTGTTGCCGGGGTAAGGGTATTGCGTATTTGAATTTGAAAATGCCCACGGCAAGGCACCGGGCTGCGCGGCTGTCGGAATTGCAGTACCTGAAACAGCTGATGCGCCAAAAGCCGATTGACCAGAGATCAAACGACGTATGCACCCTGTTCTTTTGGCTGCGTTCCTGCGAGCCGTATTAACCCATCGAGTTAATTGGCCTTGAGATATGAACGTGTAGTTCTGATCGTTCAGCAGCGCCGACGTATCGTTGAGAAGCTGACTGAGTGACATAAGCCCTGCCTAAAAAGTTAAAGCCCGCGCCCGCGTTGCCGCAAGCACGGGCTTATGTTTATCAGCTTCTAGCTATTAGACCTGAGTCAAATAGTTGACGTCAGACTGACCACCCATCGTGAATGTCACGACTGGAGCTGTTGTCACAACAGAAGCTGTTGGGATCACAACTGGTGTAGGTGATGAAGTATAGACACCGCCATCGTAAATCACTGCGCCAGTAGCAGTGATACCACCGCTGGAAATTGGAGCCTTGATGTTAGCGTTACGAGTCTTAACCAAACCAGACTGAGTATATGTGTTGGTGTAAGCAGCGGCTGTTGTTGGGAACGCGTCTTCTGCTGTGATCTGAGCGATCGAACCAGAAAGACCAGCACCTGCTGTACCAGCTGCATAAGCTGTGATTGACCAGTTCATGATAGCTGTTGCTGTCGCGCCTGAACCGCCGCCACCTGCGAAGGAGATGGAAGGAACAGATGTCTGACCGCCCTGACCGTGATCGAGGCAGAGAAGCGCAGTAACAGTACCAGCACCTGTGAGAACACAAGTTGCAGCAGCGTTGTAACCTTGTGTCACGCCGTTCACGCCTTCGCGTGGGTCGTTGATGAACACAATAGTTGGAGCTGAAGCATAACCAGCGCCTTGGTTTGTGACAGTAACTGAAGACACTGCACTACCTGAGAGTGTAGCATAACCAGTTGCTTGCACACCGCCAGCTGGAGGAGCTGCGAACTGTACGATTGGGGGATAGGTGTAGTTTGAACCACCATTGGTGACAGTAACAGTCGTGCTGACTGCACCGCCGACAACGGCTTTCCAAATTGAACCTGTTGTACCAGCCGAAACTGTTGGTGCTGAAGTGTAGCCAGACCCTGCTGCTGTGAGCAGAGCGCCAACAACTGCGCCAGTTTGGTTAGCCAAACGATAGTTCACACCATCTGAATAAATGTAACGAACGCCACCTTGGTGATCGCCGTTACCGACGTTGCGCCAAATCCCTGTGATTGGATCATATTGCTGAACAGTGGTGTAAAGACCAGTGTTCACCATATACCAGCCGGCAGGTGAGATCAGCTGGACTTGTCCAGACTGAAGATTGATGACGTTAGTGGCTACGCCCTTAAGGGAAGGAAGTACGCCTGAACCAGAAAACAGACCCATAGGTCACTCCTTTAGATTACGGCGGGCGAAGTGCCCGGAACGTTAGGCCACGCAGCGCCGGTGATGCCTGTGATCTGAGCGCCAGATGAGGGTTTCGCGCAGACGAGGTCGGCTGCCGAAATGAGAACACCGATGTCAGAAATCTGACCAACTGGAATCTGGCTTTCGAAGCCAGAGAACGTCATTGGTGCATATTCAGACATATACAAGCCGGTGTAACGTGAGTTCACCACGATGCAAGTGCCGAGTGGGCAGAATGGATCGGGGAAGATTGGTGTATCGAGAACGCGGATAGCGCGGAAACCAGCGTTTACGGCATCGTCCTTCTCGTAAATTGACCGAGGCTTCGTTGTGAACATTTCGAGTGACATGAAGTCAGACATGAGTTCTGCCCAGTTAGCTGGGTTCATCACTGCATAGTCAGGGGCTTCACCACCTGCGCCTGATTGGATACGGGTCAATAATTGAGCCATACCAACGCGGGTTGTAGCTGCCGCACCGGTATTCGTAATCAGCTGACCTGACCAGAACGAGCCGGGAGTACGCGAAATGCCGCCGTATGAAGGAACGTTTGTACCATCATCATAGGCTTGTGTCAGTGAATCCCACACCTGCGTGTTGGCGTAGTTGTTTGAATAAAGAGCCTGTGCGTAGGCTTGTTTAATCACAACAGCTGCGTCTGACATCACTGCGCGGAGTTTCGGAATAACAACTTCAGATGACTGAATAATTGCTTCCATTCCGAAGAAGCCAACAGGAACCATACCGAGCTTGAGCGAGAACTGAGCGTTCTGGATCGCGGCCTGATCTGTAGGCATCGGGAAGTCGCCAGCGAATGAGCCCCAGTTGAAGGAGACGAAAGACGACCCTTGCACTGGAACTGTGATCTGGCTGACACCGCCTCGCGCAGCTTTGGCGTTCGACATGAACAAGCTGAGAAGAGGATGTGATTGATAAATCTGTACATAGACGGAAGGCAAGAAAGCACGCCGCGTAAGGGCGGCGAGCTGTGCGCCAAGCGCGCCTGAAGGGGTAATACCACTTCCGGTCAGCGTGGCTACTGGTGCGGTTGGTAGAGCCATTGGTTACATCCTTTAATTACGCTGCATTACCGAATGTGTCTCTAACGTACTTATCAGGGTCAGAAACAAACTCAGTAAGTTGTGAATCCATGTAGCCCATTGGGTCACGGTGGAGTTCAACAAGTGCATCATTGCGGTTTTTGGACCCGAACAAGTCGAGGTCTTGCGGAGCCCAAGTTGGACCTGCAACCTTTGCTGGCGGAGCCTTGCTGGCAACATAAGCGGCAGCGGCTTCAGCATCTGAATAGTTACCCGTAGCTTTCATGCGATCGATCATCTGATTGAAGCCTTCTTCAGTCAGATTATAGTCACGCCGAGCTTTCTCGAGTTGCTCTTCAAGTTTTAACTTTACGCGCTCGTCTTCAGCGACGCGTTTCTCCTCAAGACGCTCTTCGAGAAGTTTTTCATACTTCGCTTCCATTTGCTTGAGTTTATTTAAATGTGGCTCAACAATCGGGGAAACAACGTCCTCGGTTGTCCTAATGTCATTCCATTTTGCCTTAGCGGCTTGCTGGATTTTCTTACCAACTTCGCCGTCATTCCAGAGAGCGTCAACGAGCTCTTTGGAACGGTATAAAGCGATTTGATCGGGGGTCATTGACATGGATTATTCGCGTCCCTTTGGAGCTGTTGAACCATTTTTACCTTTGCTGCGTGAAGCGTCAGTGCCAACATGCTCAAGGCTGTTGATATGGTTCGTGCCGTCTGAAGGAAGGCCGGATTTGCGAGCGCCGATGCCCATAACAGGGAAATCGACATAGTGCATGATTTTGTCGTCTTCTTTAACGTCATTAACGTAAGCGACTGGAACTTTACCCTGTGGCATATTCTTCTCCTATGCGCCCATTGGCGGAGTTGGTGAGGGTGGGGCTCCTGCTCCACCCGGCATCATACCAGCCATATTAGGCTGAGTCTTAGCTGCTCGTGCTAATTCCATTAGCTGCTGAATGGCTCCCATTTGGTCGCCAGCTCCACCACCCTCTTTTTCCAAGTGCTTGCCAATATCGGCAACAGCTTTCAAAACAGCTTGGTGAAGTGCTGAACCCATTGGTAGCTGGGGGAGTGCTTTTTGAAGCGACTCAAGACCCACTTTAAGAGCTGCCATTCCTTGCTGACCAGAACCGGCCATTGGACCGGGCATAGTGGCCGGACCTGCACCACCGATGGGTGGTGTTGCACCTGGAAGACCGGGGGCAGGTGGATTGCCGGGCATTGGCATGGGCGCTATAGCCATAATCTCTACTCTTTAATTAAGAGAAACTTACTTGCGCTTTACGCGACGTTTTGCAGAACGATAAGCCATTTTCAAAATCCTTTAGAATGTAGAAAGACGGGGACCAGTAAGCCCCCGTCTCTCAAATAGTCTTACTTACGCATACCGCGCTTGTGGGACTTTTTACCGCGCTTTTCGCATGTGTCGTTAAAAGTCATTTTAAACTCCTATTGCTGGGAACGTCGAGAGAGCTTACCATCTCAACACCACAAAAGATTACGTTGTATATTGAACGCTTGTCAATATATAAATCTGAAAAGTTGTGCGTTATCAAAACGATAGGATGGGATGACATGCACATACCAAAAAGAGACCTTGAATCATTCGCCCGAAATCTAGCGAATATTTGCATGTCTTCTAGGCAAGCCAGACAAAATCGTGGCGCATTTTTCGAGACTTACGCAAATTCTGGATCAGCCGATGCGTCAGCTCCGGCGATGTTTAATAAGACTTACGCCTCGCTCGATGATCTTGAGTCGCTGCTTTTTTCACCCGTCTCTTTACGCTTTGCGATCACAGACCCCGACATTCCAAACATCGTCAATGAATCAAAAGGTCGTGTCGCGGCGGCGCGAATCAGAAAGATTTGCCGGCAGACTGATTCGGACAATTTGATTTCGCAAGCCGTTGGTATTGCCTTGCGTAAAGGTCTGGGCCTCACGAAAGCAAATGTCGTCAACAAAGAATTTTCGTGTCAACTTGTTCAACCAGAAAACTTCGGTGTTCTGCATGAGAATTACACAAAGCTCGATGCAGACATGGAAGCCTTCAACCATCGGATGCTGATTTCACCTGCTCAATTCCGCAACCTTGTAAGAGGTCGCCCTGATGAGTCAGACCTGAAAGAACGCGCCAAAGCCTATATGCAAAGCTCAAAAGGCAGTCTGTCGGATGCTTCTGGCACAGCCATGAATATCGTCACTGGCGGTCTTTATCCTTTCCAAGCAGGTGGTGCGGGTTTGCCAAATCAAAGCCGTGGTATTGTTGACTGGATGTCACAGCCTCGCGCCAGCGTCGATCCAGCTGTTGAGTCCTCGATGCTGGAGATGGATGAACTCTGGGTCTGGGATGATGCCCGTGGCGATTGGGCGACATTTCAGATCATCGGGGATAACATCCTCATCAACGGCAAATATCAGATAACCAGTGCTTTTTCATATAATACGCACACCAAGCAGACTGACGACGTTCTTAGGGGTAGTCACCCTTTCAACATGTTCTGCGCCAACCCCGTACCTGATTATTTCTGGGGTGCGTCTGAAATCACCCGTCTTGTCCTGCTTCAGGAAGCCATCAATTCGCGCATCACAGGCATCAATAAGATGCTTCGCAAACAAGAAGAACCTGCAACCAAATTTGTGGGCTCGACAGGTGTCAACCAGCAAGCCTTATCCCGCTTTAACAAGCCGGGCGGGTATTGGACTGATTCAAACCCGAACGCCAAGATCGAGCGTGACAACATCCAAATCCCCCAAGCTCTCTGGGAATCGCTGCACGAATATGAGCGTATGTTTGACGAGATGATGGGCTTACCGCCCATCGCCAAAGGTCAGGGCGAGGCAGGTGTTAGATCAGCCCAGCACGCTGAAACACTTGTGCGCATGTTCTCACCACGCTTTAAGGACCGTGCCCTCTTGATCGAGCGTGACGTTGAAAAATTCGGTGCACTTATGCTCGATCTCGCCCGCGCACACATCGACAATAAGATGATTG